ACTCGAACTGGCTAAGGATAGCTGCAACGCCTTGGTCTGCTCCTATTACATCGAAGTCTGTTCCCGAAGAACCGAGACCAGAGAGTGTTGCTGCGCTTGTTCCTGTAAAGCGAGTGTCGAGATTCTGATAGCCAATTTCGGTGTTATCGATACTGGATCTTTGGATTCCAGCACCATATGTTGTCGAGCCACTTGAGTAGCCGTCAACACCGTTAGCACCTAAACTATCAGCCTCATAGCGATAACGCAATGCAAATGCTAAACCTACCGGACCACTCATTGGTTGTACACCGACAATTTCGTTTGTGATAAGCTCTGGGAAAGTACGACGGATCATCGGTATTAAAACCTTTGGAAGTCGTGCATCTCCAGATGCGTATCCGCTGTCATTGGAAGCGATTGTGTTTGGGGGAGCAAAAGATCCACCAATTGAGCCAGCTGTACCAAAAACTCCACCTGTGGTGGAATTACTGGTAACTTCCTCAATACACCAACGCTCTTGGTTTTCCATCAGCATGGCTGTGGTCACACGAGCGTGTTCGTCCTCAATGGGGCGTACCTTATCACTTGTGTAATTAAGTACTGGGGCCCACTTCTCAAGTAATTGAGAAGCACGAGACTTGTCGATAAAACCGGGTGCGGGTTTTACATTCATTTTATTATTCTCCTATGGATATAACTTTCGGGAAGTGCGGAATTGCCTTCTCCAATCGATAAAATCTTCTATCGTTTATCAATGCCTTTTAAGGCGGTAAGATATTCGTTTACTGGAGCATTGTTTACTTCAGTGGAGGATTCAGCGATTACTTCAGCCTTGGGGATTCTTGCATCCTTCGAGAAAGCCTTACTTTTAGCCTCCTCTACCAACTTAGCTGATGTTTCGCTGTCTTCTCTCTCGAACATCTCAACGACAAAGTTAAAATTCTCTTCAATATATGAAGGAGACTTGTCGCTCAACAATTTGCCAATGTATTCCTTCTTTGCAGAAGGCATACCCTTGGACTTCTTTTCCAAAAGAATGTTAGCATTTAATGCTTTGACTTTCTCGTTCAACTCAAGATTCTCTTTATAAGATTCATTGAGTTGATTTTGGAGATCATCAATTTTTCCTTTTCCTGTGGAAATTAAGTTCTTCACATCTTCATTTAAGCAAGATTGATCGAATGAAAGTAGTGTCTTGATTTTCTCAATCTGTCTTAATGCAACAGTATTGGAAACCGCTTCCTCAATTTCAGTTTGAGGAATTGCCTTTTCGAGATAAAGGTCAAGGAAATTGCTAACATTTTCTACGATAGTTGCACTGAAGGAATTTGCCTTCTCGTTAATTGCATTACGGTAGAAAGAAACAATTTTTTCAAGCTTATTGGCATGATCTTCATTGATTGTGTTAACAACCTTTTGTAACTTTGCTGTATGATCAGTATCAATAGCTTCTAAAAGACTTTCTAATTTTAAGGAGTGCTCATCGTCTTGTTTGGAGAGTGCACTTTCAACTTCTAAAGTAACACGGGATGTTACCTTATCATTTACTGCACTTTCAAACGCTTCAGCGATTGCTGTTGCTGTTTCTTCGTTAAGAACATTTGTGTCAATGTTTTTGATGATCGATGAGATATCCATAAATTTATAATATTACTTATTCTTCTTAGATGCCTTTTTGCTATCTTTTTTTAAGGCTTTGAAATCAGCACCTGTGATTTTATTTTTTGGCTTTGCAGCCTTTGCAATTTCTAATTGAGCCTTGGAAAGTTTCTTTGCATCATTTGTTTTCTTGATGCGTGTCTTAACCTTTTCGGTAACGATTGTGTCAAGGGTTTGATTAGCTTGTGAAAAATTCTTCTCACAAACTTGTGCTATGAATTTTGATATTAATGTGCGAATGCTCATGGTTATAATATTTACTCTCGGTTGATTACAATTAAAGGGATTTTAATGAATTAATAAAAGTAATGATCTGTTCCTTCAAATAAAGATCAACATTTTTTGTAGGGAGAGAAGCAATAGACTTTTCAAATTTTTCGTATACTGGCTCAAAAGCACCATCGTCTTTTAATACCCATTGCTTGGATTCCAAGATTCCGTTTACGAATGCAGTAGGAACAGAAGGATCGGCAACGACATCGACTGCAACGAGTCTGAAATCTGCAACACGATTAACACCCTTTTTGTCTTCTTCCAAACGACCTAAAGAACGGCTGGATACACCAAGCTTAACACCATCTAAAATTAAAGAACGAACAATTTGTCCCATTGGTGTGGAAAGAACTTTGGATTTACCTTCAAAGATATTTCCGTTTTGTTTTAATTCTGTAACAACATGACATACACGCTCTAAATTAATTTCTGGAGTAGATGGGTGATTTAATTCACCAGTAGCTCTCTTTGTGATGATCATTTCATTGGAATAACGATCAACTTCCTTAACCATTTCTTCTAAGGGATAAATTCTTTTATTTTTATTAGCTTCATTAGCCATTAAGAATGGTCCTTGGATATGAAGGATAGAAGGTGTATTACGATTCTTTTCCTCAATGAGGTATTTTACTTCGTATGTTGGCTCTTCCACTAGGAGGCTATAGGTATTATTATTAGACATAAATGTTCGTATATATATTTAGTGTTTACTTACTCTTGTTTGTTAAAATTTATTAACACTACCAATCTTTGCAAGCTTGATATTTTGGAGTTCCGGGTTTAGCAGAAGAACACTTATGTCTAGCACGAAATGATTTTCTTCTCTTTGGATTGTTTTTCCCAACTCTTACACCAGCTTGACCCCAATGAATTCTTTTATATCCTTTGCCGTTAGGATTCTTAACACACTTCATCCACTTCTTTCCCTTTCGGGTGGAATGTGCTTTTCCTGTTACCTTTGTGCAACGAGAATTTGCTTCTTCTAATAAGCTTTCAACTAATAAATCAAATCTACTCATATTTTTTACTTATCAAGCATTGATGTGTTTTTCTGTTAATATTATAAATTTATAACCTTTTGTTTTCGACCATGCTTCTGCTGCTTGCCACTTGGCTTGATTTGTTACCCATTGTGTTTGCTCATAAACAATAGTTTTTGCTTTTTTTGTAGAAGAAAAAATAGGTTGTATCGTTTGTTTAAATGGTTTTATTTCTATTAATAATTTTTTTATATTTCCATCTTTGTCTTTTAGGTTTGCGACTAAATCTACAAAATAACGATGGAGTCGTTTATCTATTGGAGACTGATAAGGAATTACTACACTCTCCGAACCCCATAAAGTGACATTGGCATTATTATCAAGCCAACGCATGACTTTTAATTCCAAAGAAGATCTATATATTATTGGAAGACTTCCTTTATATTTTTCTGGGTGAGTTGGTTTAAAAACACCTTGTAAGAAATTTCTATTTTTCTTTCCGAATTTTTTATTCATTATCCAATGAAGAATCGTACTGGATCGGTATCAACCATCTTAGTCATTAATTCATCTTCAAGGGTTTTCTTTTCTTCTAGTCCCTGTGACATTAAATCGGTATAATTCACAGTCTGTCCACCAAATAAATTTGTTCCAGAGTATTTCCCTCTAACATGAGCTATTGCAATTTTTGCAAGGGCTAATGTATATCTATAAACCCATAATTGGCTTACTAAATGCTTAATTGGTTTTTGAACCTTACACCCAATTAAACCAAAATATGCATCACTTGTTTGATATCCCGGTTCTGGAATTATTTTAAGCATTTGTGTATCTGGATTAAAACGAAGATATGGTGTGAGAGCCAAAACCTTTTCTCTTGTATCAAGCCATGTTTTTAATGCTTGCCAAGTAACTAAATCATATCCCACATTTCCCAACAACTGACCAAAATATGCTTGTTGTGCAATTGTATTTTCAATTGTAAAGAGAGTATTAACACCAGTATTATTTCCTTCAGCGAAAGAATATACATCAACTACTTTTCTATAATCATCTAAATCAAAATCATATGATGCACTCAATGAACGATTTGTTGTATCAGTATTAGCAGCATATTGCATGTCTGGAGTAATGTTTAAAAGTCTTCCCATCGGAAGCCCTTGACCCTTTATGTAAAGATCGGATCTAAAGATTAAAAACTCTTCATCTACTCCTGCGAACTTTGTAAAAAATTCAATTGCAATATCTATCATCTCATACATCTGCTCACTGCTGATTTCTATTTGAATTAAAGGCTCACCAAGAGTACGACGAACTCTTTGGGCAAGAAGATCATAACTTTTAATTTGAGAATTAAAAGTAGTGGAACCATGAAATTTATTTGGTAAAACTGGGCTGGATGGATAAGCAGAACTCATTATATGTATTTAGTTGACTTTAACTACTTATTTGATAAACTCTACTAATGGACAAATACGCTATTTTTCACATCGATGGAGGATGTGGTAAAAACATCATTGCTACTTCAGTAGTAAAATCAATAAAAGCTGCATATCCAGAGCATAAACTAATTGTTGTTACTGCATATCCAGAAGTTTTTTTACACAATCCTAACATCTATAGAGTTTATAAGTTTGGAGTATTATCATATTTTTATGATGATTATATCAATGGTAAGGATTCTAAGATTTTTAGAATGGAACCATATCATTCTGGTGATTTTCTTTACAATAAAAAGTCATTGGCAGAAATCTGGTGTGATATATTCAATATTCCTTTTATTGATTCAAAGCCAGATATTTATTTGACACAAAGAGAGATCTTATTTGCTAATAAACAAATCAATAAAGAAGGTCCGATACTTTTAATACAAACTTCTGGAGGTGCTGAAAACCAACAATATCCATATTCTTGGTCAAGAGATCTTCCGATTGCTTTTGCTCAAGAAATCGTGGATTCCGTTAAAGATAAATTCAGTAAAGTACTTCATATAAGAAGAGAGAACCAACCAGAGTTACAAAATACAATAAGAGTCACAGATAACTTTAGAAATCTGTTCTGTTGTATATCACTATCTGATAAATTCCTTTGTATGGATTCGTTTACACAACACGCAGCAGCAGCACTTAATAAAAAAGCAACTGTTGGTTGGATTTCAAATTCTCCTGTTGTGTTTGGACATAAAATTCATGA